TATTAGACTCTGTTCAAGGCCGTGGTCCATCTGAGACTTTGATGCCCGTTGCATCGATTCCTGAGATTGAACCATCGGTTATGACTTGGACTTTTATGGAAACTATCCATTCTCGTTCTTATACTCATATTATTCGTAACGTCTATGCTAATCCGTCAAAGGTATTTGACGAGATGTTGAATATTAAAGAGATCGTAGATTGTGCTGAAGACATCTCAAAGTACTACGACGATTTTATTGATTCAACTAAATGGTACGATCTATTAGGTGAAGGTAAACATACCGTCAATGGTAAAGAAGTTATTATTGACAAATACGAATTAAAAAAGAAACTATGGATGGTTCTCAATTCTATTAACGTTTTAGAAGGAGTAAGATTCTATGTCAGCTTCGCCTGTTCCTGGGCATTTGCGGAACTTAAAAAGATGGAAGGTAATGCTAAGATCATTAAGTTTATTGCACGCGATGAGAATACCCATTTGGCAGCGTCCCAGAGTATTCTTAAACTGTTACCGAAAGATGATGCAGATTTCATCAAAATCAAAGAAGAATGCGAACCAGCCGTTATAGATATGTTTGTTAAAGCAGTTGATCAAGAAAAAGAGTGGGCTCACTACTTATTCAAAGATGGATCAATGCTTGGATTAAACGAAAGACTATTAAGTGAATATATTGAATGGATTGGTGCAAAGCGCATGCGTGCTTTGGGTTACACCTCACCATATCAAGTATCACAATCGAATCCTTTACCTTGGACTGAAAAATGGATTGGCGGCGGTAACGTTCAAGTTGCTCCACAAGAAACAGAAATTAGTTCATACGTAATTGGTGGTGTTAAACAAGACGTAGACAATAATGTACTAAAGGGGCTATCACTGTGATTACAATTTACACAAGAAACGAACCGCCTTGTTCCTATTGCGAACAAGCAAAAAATTTACTCCGACAAAAACAAGTAGAACATAAAATTTTAGTTGTCGGTGAAGACGTAACAAAAGAAGATATGTTTAAAGCTGTACCTAATGCTAGATCATTTCCAGTTATTTTAGACAATAGTGATTTTGTTGGTGGTCTTAAAGAACTAAAAGAATATTTGCTTTCAAAAGATATGCAGGGTATGACCATATGAATGAGTTTGAATGTATTGAATGTGGTTGTTTATTTAACGTACAGATGGTACATGAAGACTCAGAAGATGAGGTTATCTATTGCGTAAATTGTGGATCCGAACTTGGAGACAGGTTGGATGAGAATCTTTTTGAGGATGAGGATGATCTATAAATAGTACAATAAACAACAATATGGTACATATATGGATCAGTGGACTTATAAAGGTGAAACATTTGAGTCAGCCCAAATCGAAGACTGGGCTGGCTTTGTATATCTAATTACGGATTTATCGAATAATAAGAAATATATCGGAAAAAAGAATTTTTGGTCTACTCGTAGGTTACCACCACTGAAAGGTAAAACTAGGCGTAGAACTAAAAAGACTGAATCAGATTGGCAAGACTATTTTGGTTCTAACGAAGAGGTTAAGCTTCTGGTAGAGCAAAATGGTAGGTCAAACTTTAAAAGAGAGATTATTCGGTTGTGTAAGACCAAAGGTGAAATGAGTTATTTTGAGGCAAAAGAGCAGTTTGATAGGGAAGTCCTATTCAAAGATGACTATTATAATGAGTTTATTGGCTGCAAAATTCACTCAAAACACGTAAAAAACTGTTTACAAACCGGCTAGATTGTGATATAATATACCTATAAAATGAATAGAGAGATGTGAAATGATTATCATTGACTATAACGGAATTGCTATTGGTAACCTTATTACCCAACGGCTTAACGTAGATGAAGATCTTATTCGTCATATGATTCTAAATACGATTCGTATGTACAATAAAAAGTTTAGAAAAGAATACGGGCAAGTTGTAATTGCATGTGATGCTTCTTCATGGCGTCGTGACTACTTTCCAAATTATAAATTTAAGCGTCGTGAAGCACGCGAAGATGATAAGTCCACAATGGATTGGACTGAAGTCTTTCGTATTATTAACCAAGTACGTGAAGAAATCCGTGATAACTTTCCATATAAAGTTTTGCACGTAGACAAATGTGAAGCTGATGATATTATTGCAACACTAGTCTCTGAAACACAAGAGTTTGGTAAGCACGAACCAGTCATGATCGTATCTGCTGACAAAGACTTTATTCAGCTACACAAATACGATAATGTACGTCAATATAGTCCAATGACTAAAAAGTTTATCCAAGATAAAAACCCTCGTACATATATCACTGAACATATCTTTAAAGGAGATTCAAGTGACGGTGTACCTAACGTTCTTAGTCCTGATAATACTTTCGTTGATAGCATACGACAGTCTCCAGTAACTAAGAAAAAAATCGAAACATGGATGTCTGGCATTGAGAATCTTCAGTCTGTAATGGACGAAGAAACTTATAGAAACTATTGCCGCAATAAAAAACTGATTGATCTAGAAGAAATTCCAGATGATATAAAACAAAATATTATAAATACATACGAAGGAACTAAAACAGCACATAAAATGAAAGTACTAAATTTTCTTATTAAAAAGCGTTGTAAACAATTAATTGAATCAGTCGAGGAGTTTTATTAATGGCCGTGAATAAACTACAAAATCCTACCATTCACGAGATTTTGAAATTAGTGGCAGCAAAGAACGCAAAGGCAGACAAAGTGCAAATTTTAAAAGCGCACAATTGTCTTGCTTTGCGCGATGTATTGAAAGGTTCGTTTGACGATCAAATTCAATTCTTACTTCCCGAAGGTGAACCTCCTTATGAACCAGCTGATCCTAAATCAATTCCATCTTCTTTGAATAAACAATCACGTAAGTTTCGTTACTTTGCGGTTGGTGGGCCCGGTGAGCGAATGATGAAATCTAAAGTAGAAAATATGTATATTGGTTTACTTGAAGCGATTCATCCAGACGATGCTGAACTTGTTATTGCAATGGTCAACAAGCAAATGACTGGTAAGTATCGTGGTCTAACTAAAAACGTGATTAGTGAAGCTTTTCCAAATTTGCTTTCAAGTCAATAAACTTATAAATATCTTTATGAGATTAAAGAACAAGAATAACATGTTTTCCATTCTCTGAACTACGGAGTTAGCAGTCTTTGCTAGCTCTTTTTTTTTCATTTCAACTGAGGAGGACTCTAAAATATCTAAAAAAACTCGGCCAAATCGAACTAAGGAGATATTTAAGATGTATGGTTCACAACTAGAAAGATTGAAAAGAGATTCAAGAGAGCTCAAAACTTATATTAGAAAAATAGAATCAAAAGGTGATAGAACATTATTGTTTAAGCTTCAGAAGAAGCACGAATATTTAGAAAGCCGGATTGGTGATATTCAGGAGGAACTTTTAGCAAGTTAGGTAAAAATAACTGTTTACAACCTCTCACAATTGTGGTATAATATACTTATAATTGTGAGAGGATATACATTATGAATCTATTTTATTTACACCCAGATCCCGTCATAGCTGCTCAGTTACAATGCGACAAACACGTCGTCAAGATGATTGTCGAGTCAGCCCAAATGCTTAGTACTTCGCATCGTATTCTTGATGGTGCTATGGAAAAACGCTTGTCCAAATCTGGTAAGCGACTCGTAAAATATTGGAAACACGAAGATTTCGTGATGGAAGCAGTATTATATAAAGCGGTGCATATGGGTCATCCATGTACAGTATGGACTATGGAATCAGATGCAAATTACCAATGGCACTACCAGCACTTCGTTGCGCTCTGCGATGAATATAAGTATAGATATGGTAAGGTACATCATACAGATACTATACTACGTGGAATGCTAAAAACTCTACCAAAAAATATACCTACAGGTGATATGACTCCAATTAAACTTGCGATGAAATCAAATCCTGAATGTATGTTTCCCGACGATCCAGTAAAATCATATCGTCTATACTACAAAACTAAGAAAGATCGTTTTAAAATGGTATGGACTAATCGTGAAACACCCGAATGGTTTTTAGAAGAACAACCTAAACAACAGGAAAGATACTATGATTATATGCTTCGTAGATATCGTGAAGAGGAAAATAAAATAAATGCCAAACTATAATTATTGCTGTCGAGAGTGCGATCACACGTTCGATGGAATATATACTATGGACGATCGAAAGATACCATTATCTGAACCTTGTCCTAATTGTGAAAAAACTGGTAACATCTATCAAGTAATTACTGCTCCAAGAATTGTCAGAGGCGTATCTACTCAAGGTATTAAAGTTGACGATGGTTTTAGAGAAGTAATTTCTAAAGTTAAATCAGGACATAAAGTTAATAATATTAAGGATTATTAAATGGCATTAGCCCACAAGATTCGTCTCGAAGATATGATCGAGATTGAACCGTTAACCGATAATCAACAGAAGGCGTTTAAAGCATATGAGAATGAAAACTCACTCGTCTTGGCCGGGTCAGCAGGAACTGGTAAAACATTTATGGCCTTATCCTTGGCTCTTGAAGATGTACTTGACCGAGAGACAAGATACGATAAAGTGGTTATCGTCAGATCTATCGTGCCAACCAGAGACATTGGTTACCTTCCAGGAAACGAAGAAGAAAAGAAAGATGCGTATACTGGACCGTATCGATCTGCTTGTACTGAATTGTTTCAAGATCCTGAAGCTTGGGAAAAGTTAAAAGCTCAAGGTCACGTAGAATTTTTATCGACATCTTTTATTCGTGGTATTAATATCCATAACGCAGTTGTTGTTATAGATGAAATGCAAAACTTGACGTTTCACGAATTAGATTCGGTAATTACCAGAATTGGTCGTAATTGCAAGTTCGTAATGTGCGGTGATTATTACCAATCTGATTTCGATAAAGAAAAGGATAGAACAGGTATTCTTAGATTTCTCGAAATCATTGAATCGCTTAATAACTTTACTGTTATTGAGTTTGGATGGGAAGATATTGTCCGGTCTGACTTTGTCCGTGACTATATCATGACTAAGGAAATGTTAGAAAGAGATGGCAAAATTTAGACGTTTTGACCCAAGAAATAAAAAAGCTAATTCGCACAAAAACAAGTCAAAAAATGGAATGAGCTTTAAGCGAATTAAGTTCATTGAGAAAAAAGTAAATTATGATGAAAAAACTATTCGAACACAAGGAGGTTGATCTTGGATATAAAGATCTTACTGCAGAAACTGGCCCAAATGGGCGAAAGTATCTTGCTCCCAACGGGGTTTCTTACCCTAGTGTTACTACAGTACTTAGCATATTAAGTGAAGAAGCAATTCAGCGTTGGCGAGCTAGAGTCGGCGAAGAAGAAGCAAATAAAATATCCCACCGTGCTTCAACACGAGGCACTGCTGTTCACTCAATAATCGAAAAATACATCGATAACGAAGAAAACTTTGCAGAAGGTTTTATGCCTAATATTCTGGAAAGTTTTCAAGCTGT